TGGCAAATTTACAGAAAATCAAAAAGGTACAGCAATATCTAATTGTCATATTTATATTGAAACAGAGAGTGGTGCATTAGAAGAAATAAGAAGAATTGAAATACAAGAAAATAATATTATTGGTCATCCAGAACCTACACGAATGGTTTTAAAAAGTGAAAACATTAATAGGTTTAGATCTAAAACCTTTAGACAGAGTTAAGTTATCCCCAGGGATAGGGGTGGAAGCGAGAGTGGAAGCCCCATTAAACACTTGACATTATCCTAGAATATCCTATAACACAATCTGATGAAAGCTCAAGGGCGTACATATCTTGCCGATGGCATTTCCCTGGACGTTAGCATTGACCCGAAAAATACATAAGTAGGGTAGCAACCTGGAGTTTGCTCGGCTGTGAGTACGTGCACGGAAAGCAGTCGGGTTCATATGAACTTAGAACTATTCTAAAGTAATTGTGGCAATAGTATGACAACTGCAGTTTTATGCGGGTTTTTGGTCTGTGCCATACATAAGTAGAATCTTGGGGGTATAAGTTTTTTTTTCTATCAAAAAAAAGTCGGTGGCACAGTGGCACAAAGGGTGTTTTTGGCTTATTAGTGTTGGTATTAGCAAGTAATAGCTGTGCCAGAGGGTCAATTTACAGTGGCACACCGTGGCACAACATACTGTTTTACGCCAATTCTATGTACTCTGCGCGCGGGGATTTTTTTGTTTTCAAAAATAAAAAATTTGCCTAAATATTTCTCTTATAGTAAAAAATCTGTATGCCAAAATCCAGAAAGAAATCTAAGTATAGACATGTTGTAATTAAGAATAAAAAATATTATTTTTATTCTATAACATGGTTGGATATCACAGGTGACAGCGGGCACGCTACATCAGAGGAGTTTACAAAGTTTAATCCAAGTGTTATGATTACTCAGGCTTATTTATTTAACAAAGATAAAAAAAATGTTAAAACATTTGCCAGTTACGAAGAGAATGAGGAATTATTCTCTGATAGAAACGTATTCCCAATTGGGTGTATAATTAAAATGGAGAAAATAAACATATGAAAAAATTAAAACCATTACCAAAAGGTAAAAAATCAAAGGGATTAAAAAAACTCCCTAAACAAGTTAGAAATAAGATGGGCTTTCTTAAAAAAGGTGGCAAAGTTAAATAATGGCTAAACTATGTCCAGCAGGCAAAGCTGCCGCAAAGAAAAAATTTGACGTTTATCCCAGTGCATATGCAAATATTTGGGCTTCTAAATATTGCAAAGGCAAAGTAGGTCGTAAGAAAATGAAAAGTGGTGGACTTACAAGCAAAGGCATGGGCTGTGCAATCAGATGAGCGGTCTAAAAAAATGGTTAGATGATAAATGGGTTGACATAGGTGCACCCAAAAAAAATGGTAAATATCAACCATGTGGAAGAAAATCTGCCAAAGGTTCAAAAAGAAAATATCCTAAATGTGTACCTCTAGCAAAAGCAAGATCAATGAGCTCATCACAAAAAACATCTGCAGTAAGAAGAAAAAGAGCAGTATCTAACAAAGGACCAAAACCAACCAATGTTTCAACATTCGCAAAGAGAAAGAAATGAAGTCTAAAAAATTTAGATTCGATGGTAGATCAAGACCAACTAATGATACCTACAAAGAAAACTTTAATAGAATTTTTAATCCTACCTTGGTTAAAAATATGCCTAATGTTAAGTGGAAAGAAATCCCACCAGTCAAAGGACCCGACCCTCAAGGAGTTAAATCTGGCACTACTATTTCAAGAAAAAAAATTTAATTTAGCTTTTTTATATTTTCTGGTATCTCAGATTCTTCTGTGTGGATGTCTACTGCTGTACCTTCTATAATATCTTTGTGATCTTTTAATATATCTTTCATTCTAGATTCTAATTCTTGTTCAGATAAATTATCTATATTACCTGTCATAATTAATTTCTGATCTACATACAATCCACCTGCTTTACCACGTGCTACTTCAGCATTGGTTGCAGCACTCCAGGCACCTTTTGCTCTAGCGTCATCTCTAATTTTTGCAAGCTCTGTAATATGTCTTTCAAATGATATGCCATACTTCTCCTGAACTTCTGCTCTTAATTCACCTATATACCTGACTACCAACGGAGATATTTTTGGGTTTCTTAACTCACTAGCTGCCTGTCTAGGTCTAGTTTTATAGCCTGCTTCCTTTGCACATTCTGCTGGGGACATACGTCCCTCATTGTAAACTAGCAATTCTGCAAACTTTATTTGTCTCTCTGTTAATTTTGCTGGCACTCCCATAACTTGACTTATAACGTAACTTGACGTACAAGTCAATGTACATGAGAATGCTTCTAAACAACGGTGTGAACGATGAAAAAAGAGTCTGATCTTTGGAAGTTATTAAAGAAAAATACACCTGAAATTAAGTGGACAAGACTAGAGTCTTGGTCATCATTTGGTACACCAGATCTGTTGGGATACCACGATACTTGTGGTTTTTTTATGTGTGAGCTGAAGTTAATACACGACAATAAAATACACTTTTCACCCCATCAAATACTGTTTCATTCTACCATGACAAAACGTAATTTTATATTGGTTGGACAAAGCCCGAAGGGCTCTCCTCGATCCGTAAAACTTTATGGATCAGCCTCGATCCTCGGTCTGCTTGAGGACCATCGAGAAGTCCCGCCTGTGGCCCAAGACGATTGGGGTCATATTATTTCTTGCTTGCTCGCGAACCGCTCGTGACCTTCCGCTTGCTGGCTCGCTCGCTCGCACGCTTGTCGGCTTGCGCTCGCTCGCTAGCTTCAAATTCTTTTCGCTGCTTCTCCAGGGCCTTGTAATATGTGGGGTGCTTCCAATTCATTGTTAGTGTTTACCATAACAGACGTTTGGTGTCGACCTATCCCAACAAGCCCGGCAATCTTTACATTGGCCGCCCTGAGTAGGAGCCGGGCAGGATGCATCCTGCCCGCTTGTCACGGTTGACGTCCAAGGCCAAAATTTAACTGGCCCCTGGTCTACCATGTGAGAAGACATTCTAATTATTAAATTTTTTGGGACTGTGTCCGGGTCAATATCTTTTAAGAATTGCGCTTCCCGGGTTGGTATCCAGTGGCTGGTCTCAGGGGTGAGCTCGCACACTCTAAAGATTTTTTGAAGGTGGACGGCGTCCTGGATGTCTCCGGCGTCGTGCCATCTAAAATATTTTTGCCTGATGATTTGCGCCACCATCGCAGCGATCCATCGCTGGTCCTTCAGGGCTTCGAGTCTTACATATTGCGCTGCTTTAATTGCTGGATATCTGGTATAGTTACCCTTCAAGGCATAACAGCCCGCACACACTGAGCCGGGAATTTTCCGCAGCTTTGCCCCGGTCTTACACTCCCACGCTGGCAAGCTGTAACTTAGGCCAGGCATTTTTGAGGTTCTTGTTAGTGAACCGGTAATTTGTTTTGCTTCTTTTACTTTCATTTCTCGCTCCTTTGTTAGGTACTATATAATCCCATAATTAAATAAGTCAATAGTTTTTTTTTCTTGACAACTACATATTCCTGTTTACGGGCGGGCCCACCCGCTCGCTCGCTGGCTCGCTCGCTCTCTATCATTTTAATTTTTTTATTATTAGCAGGACCAATCCGGAAAACTCAAAGAGTGTACTTGACAATTGGTCCAGCTAATTTTGACCAGTGGAATGAGGCCCGGAGTCTATTGTTTAAAGTTGCAACAGGGCCTATCACCTTATCAGGTGCCACTGATCCCAGATCCAATGGTTTAGACGTCATTGGATCTGGGATCAGCACCGGTCCAATGGCTCTCTTCCAGGACCGGTACAGACTATATATCCAGAGCGTTTGAGTTTTTTATTCCGTAACGCTCAAAAGGGAATTAGGTTGTGATCATGTATTGTATAAAATACAAAATCTCAAATACTATAATTGTTTCTAATATACTCACGCTACCTCTTCAGTTAATACTAAAGGTTGAGTATCCGATTTAGTTAAAAGCAAATCAACCTGTTGCAAATGAAAACTAACATCTTCATTGTCATTAATTGTTTCATATGCTAACAATATTTTTGTAGCTTTTTCTAAATCAAATTCCGAATCTTTGACTATATCAAATCTATAATGTTCATTCGGATAATTGTATTTAGTTTTTTTTATTACAAAGTATTTACTCATTTTTTACTCCTTGGTTATATATACTATTAGAATATCCCATAATAAATGTCAAGTCAATTAAATAATTAATTTTTATTCAACCTACACGCGAGTCCCATATTCCTGTTCTCGGGCGGGCCCACCCCAAAAAAAAAAAATAAATAAAAGAT